CGAAGCCCATCGCGCTCCCCGCCCGTGCGATCCAGAACCACACCGCCCCCGGCGACGTGGTGATCGAACCTTTCAGCGGCAGCGGGTCGACGATGGTCGCCGCCGAGCAGACCGGGCGCCTCTGCCGCGCCATCGAGATCGCGCCGAAGTACGTCGCCGTCGCCCTTGAGCGCCTCGCCGCGCTCGGGCTTGAGCCGAGGTTGGTGCCCTGATGGGCCGCGCCCTCACCTTCAATCCCGAGACCGCCGCGACCATCCTCGGCGCCCGTCGTGTCGGCGCTCCGCTGCGGCAGTGCGCGCAGGCCGCGGGCGTTCCGTGGCGCACGTTCTGCGACTGGCTCAAGGCCGGTCGCGACGGCACGGACGCGCGCTTCGCGGACTTCGCCGCGCAGGTCGACACCGCGGGCGCGCAGGTCGACACCGTGCTCCATGCGCGCGTGATGAAGGGCACCGAGAAGGACCCGCGCCTTGCGCTCGACGTGATCAAGTATCGCGACGCCGCGCGCGCCCGCACCGCAGAGTTGCGACTGCTCAAGGCGCGCGGGGCCGTCGAGGAGAAGCGCGCGACCGGCGACCACGTCGACCGCGTGGAGGTCCGCAACGTGAGCGAGTTGACCGATGCTGAACTCATCGCCGAGGCTGAGCGGCTCCAGCAAGAGCTACGCGCACACTGAGGCTGCGCGCTTGCGGTTGGCGTCCGTCGTTACGGAGATGCGGCGCCGCCGCTGCGAGGGCCTGCTCGACTTTGTGCCGCGCCTCTCGCGTGGGTACGAGCGCCCGTCGCACCTCGCCGCCGTGGCGAGCCTGTTCGAGCGCGCGTTCGCCGGCGAGCCGGTGTTCGCCTGCGTGAGCGTGCCGCCGCGCCACGGCAAGACGGAGATGATCCTCGCGGCGCTCGCGTGGTGGCTCTCGCGCCGCCCCGAGGACGCCCTGGGGTACGTGAGCTACGCGAGCGCGTTCGCGGAGTCGAAGAGCCTGCGGGCGCGCGACTTCGCCACGTCGCAGGGGGTGAGGCTCCACCCGGCGCGGAGCACACTCGCCGAATGGCGCACGACGTCGGGCGGGGGCGTGCTCGCCACGGGCATCGGCGGTCCCCTCACCGGGCAGGGCGTGCGCCTGGCGGTGGTGGACGACCCCGTGAAGAACCGCGAGGAGGCTGAGAGCGCGCTCATCCGCCAGCGCACGTGGGATTGGTTCACCTCAACCCTGTGGACGCGCATCGAGCCCGAGGGGTCCTGCATCGTGGTGCACACCCGCTGGCACGAGGACGACCTGATCGGGCGCCTCGCGCGCGGTGACATGGGCGCGGCGGCGCGGTGGGAGGTGGTGAACCTCCCGGCCATTGACGACGCCGGTGCGCCGCTGTGGCCCTCGCGGTGGCCCGTGCCCGAGCTCGCGAAGAAGCGCGCCGCGAACGAGTACGACTGGCACTCCCTGTTCATGGGCTCGCCGCGTGCTCGAGGTGGCGAGGTCTTCCGCGCGCCCGCGCGCTACGCCGCCCCCGACCTGCACGGCGCACGCCTCGTGCTCGCGGTCGACCCCGCGGGCACCGAGGGCACGCGCTCGGATTGGACCGTGGCCGTCGCGCTCGCGGTGCGCGGTGCGGGGCTGTCGCTGCGGGCCGACGTGGTGGACGTGCTGCGCCTGCGTGCGGAGCCCGGCGAGGCCGCGCGGGAGCTCGTCGCGTGGCAGCAGCGGCACGGGATGGCGCCCATGCACATCGAGGCGAGCCGCGACGGCAAGAGCATCGCGAAGGCCCTGCGGGCGATGCAGCCCGGCCTACGCCTGACGGAGTTGGCGCCGCGGGGCGACAAGTTCGTGCGCGCGCAGCCGGTGGCGACGGCGTGGAACGAGGGGCGCGTGCGCGTGCCCGCGTCGTCCCAGGGCGCGCCGTGGCTCGGGCCGTTCCTCGACGTGGTGTGCCGGTTCACGGGCGTGAGCGACCGCCACGACGACGACGTGGACGCGCTGGCCTACGCCTGGACCGCGGGGAGCGGCGCGACACACACCGGCTTCAACCGCTAGCCCATCCCCGGAGCTAACCGCCCGATCCCGCACGGAAACCCGCGCGTGTTTTGACATACTCTGTCACGCCGTGGCACGCTTCACCCGCCGTGTCCTCTTTGACCACCGCGACCGACCTGATCACGCGCCTTCGCGCGCGCCACGAGGGCCACGACGGTCCCCTCGGCGCTGCGCATTGGCGGCTGGTCGACGACGCGATCGAGGGCGCGGGCGGCTTCCTCGCGGGCCTGCGCGACCTGCGCGTGTTCGACCACGGCGTGAACGGCACGGTCCCCTCGGGGCGCGTGCGTCAGGTGCGGGACGGCGAGACGTATTTGGTCCAGTTCGGCCGCGAGACGGTCGACGACTTCACGGGGCGCGTCGAGGTCACGACCTACGACAACCACGTTGCGCCGGTGGCGCGGGCCTACCAGGGCCACATGCGCGCCACGTCGCCCGTGCGTCAGACGACCATCGACGCGGTGCAGGCGTTCTGGTCCGACCCCGACGAGGGGCTCGGCGACGTGGACGCGTGGGTCGCGGTGGGCTCGTCGGCCGCGCTGCGCCACGGGTGGGCGGCGTGCCTGATCGACCGCCCCGAGGGTGAGCGGCCGGCGACCACGCCTGGCACGGTGGGCCGGTGGCTCGACCCGCGCGAGGTGGCCGATTGGGAGCTTGACGAGCGCGGGCGGTTCGCGTGGGTGAAGCTGATTTCAAGGCGCGAGACGCGCGACCCGGTGGCGGGCACGGAGACGGAGACCGAGACGGTCACGATCTGGACCGCCGCGCATTGGCGCCGCTTCGACCTGCGCGAGGTCAACGAGCAGTGGGTCATCGAGGGCGACACCGGCGAGGTGCCGCACACGCTCGGCCGCGTGCCGGTGGCGTTGTTGCGGTGGGTGCCGACGTCGCGTCCGCGCGACCTGCTCGCGCCCTCGGTGCTCTCCGGGAGCGTGGCGGCGGCGCTGGAGCTGTTCAACGTCCGCAGTGAGCTGCGCGCCATCGAGCGCGATTGCGTGTTCCCCATCCTCACGGTGCAGACCGATGACCCGACGAGCGTCGAGGGCTCGAAGGTGGGCACGCGCTCGGGGATGACGTACCCGACCAACGCGTCAGGCCCCGCGTTCATCGCGCCCGACGCCGCGGTCACGGTGCACTACGGCGCGCGCACCGAGGAGCTCACCACGCGGATCTACGAGGCCGCGTACCAGGAGCGTCCCTCCGCGCAGACCCAGGCGCCCGAGTCGGGCGTGTCGCGCGGCTACCGATACCGGCAGATGAGCGGCTTGCTCGTCGTGGCCGCGGAGCAGCACGAGGCCTTCGAGCGCGACGTCGTGTCGATCCTCGCGTCGTGGGATGGCGCCGACGCCTCAGCGTGGCAGGCCGCGACGACGATCAACTACCCCAGGCGGTTCGACCCGCAGGCGCCCGAGGAGCTCGCCGACACGGGCATGGCCGTGCTCAAGGAGCGCGCGCAGCTCGTGCCCGAGATGGCCGCGCAGGCCCGTCGCATGATTGCGATGGCGCTGTTCCCGCGGCTGGCGCCCGAGGACGCGAAGCGGCTCGACGACGAGCTCGCGGCGCTCGCCGACCGCGACCGCGCGGCCTTCGCGCAGAGCCAGGCGCAGCAGACTTCCGACGCCGCGATCACTGCGGCGGTGAACGACCTCCCGGCACCCGCGCCGGGGGAGTTCGTGCCTTCCCTCGCGGGGCCAACGGCCGGGGACACGACCCCGGCGGGAGCGTGATTCGTGGATGAGCAGCAGCAGCAGGCGCCCGAGGCGTCGCCCGCACCCGAGAAGACCCTGACGCAGAGCGAGGTCAACGCGATCCTCGCGCGCGAGACGCGCAAGCTCCGGGCGACCTTCGAGCCCGCGGTGGCCGAGGCCGAGGGCCTCAAGGCGCGGCTCGCGGAGATCGAGGCCGAGCGCGCACGCGCCGAGGAGGAGAAGCTCACGGCGCAGCAGCGCCAGGATCGCAAGATCGCGGCCGAGCGCGATGGCTACCAGAAGCAGATCGCGGACCTCTCCGCGCGCGCGCAGGACGAGCTCAAGCGCCGCCACGGGCTGATGGTGCAGCACGCCGCGGCGTCGCGCATCGGCTCGGTCGCGACGCGGCTGTTCAACCCGGAGATCGCGCCGGAGATCGAGTCGCTCGTCTCGAGCGCGATGGCGGTGGAGGCGGTCGACGGGCGCGAGGTCGTCACGATCCGCGTGGGCGAGGACGTGGAGCCCATCGAAACGGGCTGGCAGAGGTTCGTCGACACGAAGCTGAACAAGTTCTTCAAGGCCGCGGGCGGCGCCGGTGCAGCCCACGGCGGTGGCGGGAGCGCGGGTGGTCGGTCCGCGTTTGCCGGGATGTCTCCGACCGAGAAGATCGCGGCGTCCCTCAAGGGTCGCTGAGCGGCGGCGGGCCATGTCTCCCGCCCCGAAGAACCAGGAGCACACGTCATGGCCCTCTCTCTCGTCGAACTGCTGAAGCTCTCCAACAACCCGCTGATCCAGGGCGTGATCGAGAACATCGTCACGTCTGATCAGCTCGTGGCGAACCTGCCGCTGGTGCCGGTCCGCGGGAAGTCCTTCGACTTCAACCGCGAGAAGGCGCTCCCCGCGGTGTCGAAGCCCTCGCCCGGCGCGACGATCAGCGTGACCGACGCGCTCACGTTCTCGCGCGTGTCGGCGTACTGCCGCTCGCTCGTCGTCGACCAGGCGATCAACACCCTCGACGCCGCGCAGACCTCGATGGCGAACGCGAAGGCGATCGCGATCTCGAAGGCGTCGAAGTCGATCGGCCGCACGTACGGCGACGACATCATCACCGGCAACGCGAACTGGACCGTGACCGTCGCCGAGCTCGGTTCGTCCGGCGCGTCCGGCGCGACCATCGTGGTGGGCCCCGGCCACGATCCCGCGCTCGGCCCCGGCCTCATCAAGTACACGCACTCGGGCACGACCGTGCAGTACAAGGCCCCGGGCGATTCGGAGTACGGCACCGCGGTGACCTACGCGACGGCGGTGAAGGTCTACTCCTCGAACGAGGACAAGTGGGTCACGGTCACCCTCGCCGGCACGCTCTCGGCGAACGGCACCACGGTGTTCACGTTCGCGCCGACCTCGAGCACGACCGAGGTGGACGGCCTGCTGCGGCTCATCACCAGCGGGCAGACCGTGAGCTCCTCGGGCACCAACGGCGACGCCATCGCGCTCGCCACGCTCGACCAGCTCGCCGACCTCGTGAAGGTGGGCCGGGGCAAGGCCTACGTCATGAACAGCCGCACGCGCCGCAGCGTGATGGCGCTCCTGCGCGCCCTCGGCGGCGTGACCATGATGGAGGTCTCTCAGAACTACATCCCGGCGCTGCGCGAGACCGTGGTGGTGCCGAGCTACAACGGCATCCCGATCTTCGTGTCGGACTACTGCCCGCTCAACCGCGCCAAGGGCTCCCTGAGCACCGGCGCGGTGGTCTTCTGCGCGTCGCTCGACGCGGACGAGGGCGTGCACGGCTTCTACTCCGACAGCGCGATGGGCGACGAGCTCGCCCACGAGCTGATCGCGTCGGAGAACGGCGTCACGGTGCTGAACCTGGGCACCGACTCGACCACCGACAGCCAGAAGGTGCGCGTCAAGGCCTACATGGGCCTTGCCGTGCGCTCCGACCTGGCCATCGCGATGGCCGACGAGATCACCAACTGACCTGGCCCGCACCCGCTGGAGTCCGCCATGCCCGTCTCCGAAGCCCGCAGCGACGCCGTCTTTCTGCTCCGTCTCGCGTATCCCGCGTTCACGGGGCACCTCGGCATGATCGCGCCGCACGGCGTGTCTTTCGTCGACGGGGTGGCGCAGAACGGCGTGACGGAGAAGGCCGCGACGCGGCTCATCGGGTGCATCGGTCCTACGCTCTCCATCGTCGGCCCGTGGGAGGTCCCGGTTGACCCCGTGCCTCCCGCGGCGCCGGCGCCCCCCGTCAAGCCCATCAAGCCCCTGCGGAGCCGCTGATGGTGTGGGCGACCACCACCACGGTCGACGCCCGCTCCGTCGCTGCGCGCGGCGCGCTGTCGGCCTTCTCGGCTGCAGCCGTCGCGCGTGGCGATGCCGCGGTCACGGATTACGACGACTTCATCACCGCCGCCCACGGGCAGGTGGTCGAGGTCCTTGCGCAGCGCGGGATCACCGAGGCGTCGGTGTCGAGCACGGCCGGTGTGACGCGCGCGGAGACGGACCTCGTGCTCGCGCTGCTCTTCGAGAGCGTGCAACAGATCGCCCGCGAGGGCACGGGCGACCAGTTCGCGCAGCAGGCGGCGTTCTTCCGCGACTCCTTCGAGCGCGAGATCGCACGCGCGCAGCCTATCGACGACGTGCGCGGCACCGGCCGCGGGTTCGGGTGGGGCCGTGGCTGACCTCTCGGCGATTCCCGCGAAGATCCAGGCGCTCGCCGTTGCGGCGGTGTCCACGCTCAAGGGCGTGCAGGCGCACGCCGACATCACCGACCCGGAGTTTCCCGGCGCGCTCTTCCACCGCGGCGTGTCGGTGGGGATCGTGGCCACGGACTACCGCACGGGCGAGACGGGCATCAACCGCGCGATGACGCCCCGCTACAAGCTGATCCGCGTCGCGCTGCGCGTGGGCTACCTGTTCGGCCGCGACGCGCTCTCGGTGAGCGCCACGGCGCGCGGGAGCTTCGACGGCGCGAGCATCGACGCGGCCTCCGACCTCGACACGATCGAGGCGGCGGTGACGCAGGCGACCTCGTGGTCGGGCACGACCCCGGCCATCGTGAGCGTGCGTCGCTCGGGGCCGACGTCGTGCGACCGGATCGCGGAGCTGAACAGGGCGCTGGCGACGGTGTTCTTCGACGTGGAGGTGAGCATCACATGAGCATCAACGTCCGCAGCAACGTCAGCGCGCTGCGCCTCATGGAGCTGCAGCTCCGTGGCGTGGTCGAGAAGATGGGCGAGACGTGGGCGATCGCCTTCGACGGCCCCGCCACGGCCCGTCGTCCCTACCCCACACTGCGCCCGCGCAAGGGTCCTGCGGGCAAGCAGCCGACCAACGCGGAGGTGTTGCAGTACCTCGAGGCGAGCGGGCGCACGCTCACGAAGCTCGATGCGGCCTTCAAGGCGCGGGCGCTCTCGTACGTGCTGGCGCGCTTCCGCGGCAAGGCCATCCCGCAGCCGCAGAACGTGATGTTCGCGCTGGCGCCGTTCGTCAAAGAGACCTTCCTCGCGCGCGCCCTGCACTCGGGCGCGGACATCGAGGGGGAGATCCCGGCGAACAGCGCGGAGTGGACGGAGCGCAAGCGCAAGCTCGGGCTGTCGACGAACAAGATGAAGGCCTCGGGCCAGTTGGCCTCGTGGCTCAAGGATTCGCGGTTCCGCGTGGTGCGGGTGAAGTGAGGGCGAGATGACCTGGGAGAACGTCAACAAGCGCAACGGCATCGTGCGGTTCGGTCGTGAGGCGACCTTCGGCACGGCGTCGAGCAACATGAAGGCCCTGCTCAACCGCGCCGACCCGCCGTGGCCGCTCGCGGGCAAGACGCAGAAGATGATCGCGCGTCAGGACAGCCTGACCTCGCGCCGCGCGTACCAGACGCCGGTGAAGGGGATGAAGAGCGGGAGCCCGGTGGCCATCGCGGTCGACGTGAAGCCGCCCCCGGGACGGCTCAACGCGTCGGCCACGCCGGTGGCGTTCAGCCACGCCGACGCGCTCTCGCACCAGCTCCTGTGGCGCGCGGCGATGGGCGGCGAGCTCACGCCCGCGGCCGGGTCCGCGGTGGTGAGCGTGTCGAGCGCAGACGTGACGGTGACCACGGGGCACGGCACCCGCTTCGCCATCGGGCAGTGGTTCCTCTACGAGGCCACGGGCGGCGGGCTCACGCTGCACCAGGTCACGGGCATCGCGACCGACGTGCTCACGGTGCAGCCTCCGCTCCCGGGCACGCCGCAGGCGGGCGAGGTGATCCGCAACCTCTACAACTACTTCCTCGCCGAGGACGACACGCAGACGTTTACCGTCGACCACGCGCCGATCGAGGCCGGGTCGAACGAGGCGCAGTCGCGCGGTCGGGGCTGCGTGTTCTCGCCGGAGCTCACCCTCCCGCTCGGTGAGGTCCCCATGCTCACCCTCACGGGCACGGCGGCGGACCACGACGGCTTCGGCGACCTGTCGCTCTCCGAGACGGCGGTGAGCGACGACATGGCCGCGCCCTTCGCCCTGGACGTGTCCACGGGCAACGGCGGGCTGTGGCTCGCGTCGTCGCTCTCGAGCACGCCCTCGGCGTCGCTCATCACGGCGGTCAGGCTGACGATCCCGCGGCAGTGGCAGGAGATCCCGGGCGCCGGCGGCGTGTCCTCCCTCGCGGCGATCAAGGAGGTCGCGAGCCCGCAGCAGCAGATCCAGGTGCAGATCACCCTGCGCGGCGGGACCGCGGAGGTCACTGCGTTCGCGAACATGAGCTCGCGGCACCTCGTGCTCTTCGGCTTCTCGGGCACGGGCACCTCGGGCCGGGCGTTCCTCGTGCACGTGCCGAACGCGGTCCCCGCGACGCCGCCCACGGTGGTGCCCGACGGGGAGCTGGCGTTCTGCCAGATGGTCCTCACGGCGCAGAGGAACAGCCTCGCGGCCACGGACCTCGGCTCCTCCAACGTGATCGTGGCGTGGGGCTGATCGTGCCGAACCCTTCACACCCCCTGTGGGCCGCGTGCTCGGGCGACCCGGCCATCGCGACGACGAAGCCGAACAGCCCCGAGCGCGAGGCGCTCATGGCCTACGTCAAGGGCCGCGAGGTCGCGCAGCTCGCCGCGGTGACCCTCGTGCCGGGACAGCAGCCCGTCCTCGTGGAACTCGCGCCCCTCAGCGCGAAGCTGCGCGCGGCGGCGCTCGGATTCCCCAACGAGCCGCAGCGCCGCCTCGTCGCGTGCCAGTACGCGGCGCGCAAGGTGATGACCGCGTGGACCGTCGAGGGCACGCAGGTCACGGGCTCCGCGGAGGAGCTCGACGCGACCGACGGCGTCCTGTCCGAGAAGGGCGTTGCGCGGCTGCAGGAGCTCGTGGGCGGCGAGGGCATCGAGGAGCTCGGGAGCCTGGCGCTGCAGCGGGCCACGGTGCACCCGAGGGCCCTGAGCCCTTTCGTGCTGCCGTCGCACTCGGGCGGCGCGTAGCCGTCGTCGAGGCGACGGAGAGGGAGTGCGGGTGCAGGCGCGCGGAAAAAGCTCGGACGAGTCCACGAACGCCCGAGGCGCGCGCCGCCGCGGAGCGTGGCGCCGAGGGCGCGCGCGTGGCGTGGGGGTGCGGTCGGGGCGGGAAACCCAGGGCGAACCTCGCGTTGCTCGCCGAGAGCTTCTGGCGCGCGATGGGGGCGGCGCCCTGCGAGGGGTGCCCCTTCGAGGGCGTCTACCACCCGCGCGACGGCTGGACGCGGGAGGTGTTCGACGCGATGGCGCTGACCTCCACGGGCGACGGCGGCGTCGGGATGCCCTGGCCCGAGGCGCTCGGACGGGACGTCACAGCGGCGGACCGGGAGGCCATCCTCGCGGTGCAGACGGCGCGGGCGGCGATGGTGCGCGCGGAGCGTGCGGAGCGGGAGGCACGGGAAGCCCGGGAGGAGTAGCCTCGCCGCGTGCTGATCTTCGCGACGGGGTGGAGTCCTCGGGGCGTGCGCGCGATGCGTGCGCGTCACCCGCTGGTGCGGTGGTGGGAGCCCGGGAGCGCGACGCTCGCCGACGTGATCCGCGCGGCGTGCGGGTGCGACGCCGACGTGCTCGACGGGCCTGCGCCGACGGATGCGTGCGCGCCGCTCTGGTGCGGGCCGTGGGCGGGTGCGGTGCGGTGCGACGGGACGTGTCGGGAGGTGCAGCGTGACCGAACGGGTGATCATCGAGGGGGCGGTTGACGCGGCATTTCAGCGGCAGGTAGCGTCCCTCGCGGACGAGCTCAAGCGCGCACACGACGAGGGGGCGCGCATCGGGAGCGGCGCGATCGGCTCCAGCTTCTCGCAGCTCCGCGAGCAGATCGGCGAGGCCAGCGGGCGCGCCTCGCGCTTCGCCGTGGGCATGGGCGAGGTGACCGCGGGCATTGCCGGGGGCGCCGCCGCCGCGGTTGCCGCGGGTGTGGCGTTCGGGCGTCTCGCAGCCCAGGGCGACCTCAACGCGCGCGCCGCCGCGGGCGTGGCGGGCGGGTATGACCTCGTCTCGCGTGCGACCATGGGCACGGTCACGGCGTTGAGCGCCTACCGCGCGCAGCAGGCGCTCGTGAACTCCGGGCTGCGCGTGTCGGGTGAAGAGCTCGCCTCGGTGGCGCGCCACGCGCGCGAGCACCGGGACGTGACGCAGTCCGCCGAGGAGGCGGTGCAAGAGCTCACCGAGGCGCTCCGCGAGGGCGAAGAGGGCGGGCTGCGCAAGTACGGCATCGCGGTGCAGCAGGGCGCGACGCGCGCGCAGACCTTCGAGAGCGCACTGCGTCAGATGCGCGAGGCGGCGCAGGGGACTGATCCCGCGCTGCGCACGGCGAGCGAGAGCATGGACGCGATGTCCAGCGGCGCGACCGACGCGGTGAGCGCGCTCGCCTCGCTCGCCTCGCAGGGCCTCGGGCTCAACAACGTCGTCAACAACCTCTCGACGGACATCCGCCGTCTCGGGGACGACCTTACGGAGCTTGCGGCCCGGCGCGCCAACGCGGAGCGCAACGCGAGCGAGGAGCGGGAGCGCACGCGGCTTCTGGAGGACGTGCGGCAGAACCGCGCGAACGTGGCGCAGGTGCTCCGCGAGCAGGGCATGCCCACGGACCTGCTCCCCGACGCGGGGCTCAGCCTGAACCGCTTGAACGCGCAGCAGCTCACGGAGGTTGCCGGGACCATCGCGTCGATCCGCTCCGAGGTGGACGACCTCCGCGGGACCAACGAGCAGACGGTGTTGGAGGGCTTCGCGCGCGCGCGGAACTCTGCGACGGGCGTGCTGAGTTCGGGCAACCTCGAAAGCGTGGCCACCGGGCTCGGGGCGAACGACGCCGAGCGCGCGGTTGATGCGCTGCGCGCGGCGCGCCGCGGCGCAGACCCCAACGCCGCAGCAGATCGGCGGCAGTTGCTTGAGACGCGGCTGCGGTTCCTCTCGGGGCAGATCATGGAGGCGCTCAACCCGGCGAGCCCGCGCGACCGTGCGGCGGCGCCGACGGAGCCGGAAGCGGCGGCGGCATCGGCCGCGGTGACCGCGAACGACAACGCTGGTCCGCGCCGCCCGACGCTCGAAGATCTCATGGGGCGGGCGTTCGACCGGAGCGGCCCCGACGCGGGACAGCCCGCGCCCTTCGCCGGGGAGATGGACCCCGAGCAGCTCGCGGCGACGGCGGAGAAGGAGCGCGAGACGCGGCAGGCGCTGGCGGACGCGACCAACCGCGTTTCCCCCCTCGACGCCCTGCGCCTGCGCGCCCGCGAGGGACGGCGCGACGCGCGCACGGCCTCGGAGGCCTCGCTTGCCGATGCACGCGATCCCGCGGTGCAGGCCGAGCAGGCGGCACAGCGCGCCCTCGACACCCAGGTCGAGCGCGAGCGGGCCACGAGCGAGGAGCGCCTGCGCGTGCAGGAGAGCTTCACGGACCAGTGGGAGCGGCTGCACCGACGACAGGCGAGCGCGACCACGGCCTCGGTGGATATGGCGAACAGCGCCATCAACAAGTTCGGCGAGAGCTTCGGCAAGCACGTCAACCTGATCATCTCCGGGCAGGAGTCGGTCGGTGAGGGCGTGCTCAACATGGTCCAGGAGGTCGTGACTGGCATCGGGCAGGAGGCGATCGTCAAGGCCGCGATGAGCACGGCCGAGGGCGTTGCGGCGCTCGCGGGCGTGCTGACGGCGCCCCTCGCCCCGGGGCACTTCGCAGCCGCGGGTGCCTACGCCGCCGTCGGTGTCGCGGCCCTGGGTGCCGGTGCCATCCTCGGCGCGGCCCGGGGCTCGGGCGGTGGCGGCGCTGCAGCGGGGACGCCGGCGACCGCGCCCGCGCTTCCGCCCCCGACGCAGCAGGACGCCGAGGCGGCGGGCGGGCGCAACCTGACCATCGTGTACGGCGGCGGCATCCTCGGGAGTCCGCGGGAACTCGCCCGACACGTGCGCGACGTGCTTGAAGAGGGCGAACAAGCTGGCGTGCGGCTCCCGTCGCGCGTGGTGGAGCGTGCGGCATGAGTGATCAGCTACGGCCCTCGGTGATGCTCGCGGCTCCGTTCGCGTGGACGAGCGGCGGGACCGACCTCGCGATGACCTTCGCGTCGGTCCCGAGCCCGGTGAACGTGACCGTTGCGAGCGGGACGTACCGCGTGCTGCTCTCGACGGCTGCGACGGACCTGCTCGCGGTGCTCAACGCGGCCATCGCGGCGGCGCTCACGGGCGCGGGCCGGTCGGAGACGATCACCTTCGCGATGAACGCCTCGGGCCTCGTGACCATCACGGCGTCGGCGGCGGTGACCATGAGCGCCCTGCACAGCGGCACGCTCGGCGCGATCCTGGGGTTCACCAGCGGCATCGCCGGGAGCTTCACCACGCGCACGGCCGACCGCATGCCCCGGCACGTTGCGCTCCTCGCGGGGCAGGCGAGCGGCCCGTGGGCGCCGCGGCGCGAGATGGCCGTCGAGCAGGCCGCGGGCGGCACGACCTACGGCGTGATGGGCGCGCAGGAGACGCACGAGACGGAGATGGTGTTCTCGTTCATCCCCGACGAACCGGGCGTGACCTCGGACGCGATCACCCCGTGGGCGCCGGTGAAGGCCAACCTCTCGACGGTGGGGAGCCACACGGGCGTGTGGAGCGTGCGGGACATGCTGCATCGCGCCCTCGGGCAGACCTGGACCTACGCGCACGACTACCAGGCCGTGAGGGGCAGTAGCTCGGAGCGCTTCGACTACGTCACGGTGACCCCGGAGACGATCCGCGCGCCGCGCACCTCGCGCACCATCCCCGACGT